ACAAGGAGTAAAACAGGTATACCTACTACATTCCCATTTACTCGTTCTATGTCACCATCCATTACACTAACACAATCTGTTACATTAACAAGGAGTAAAACAGGTATACCTACTACATTCCCATTTACTCGTTCTATTACAACAAGTATTACACCAACTCCTATTGCAACGAGCTTTCCAGGAACTCGTTCTATTACAACATCCATTACACTAACACAATCTGTTACATTAACAAGAAGTACAACAGGTATACCAACTACATTTCCATTTACTCGTTCTATTACAACAAGTATTACATCAAGTCCTGCAGCAACAAGCTTTCCAAATACAAAAACTCTATCTCCAACAAATTCAATCAGTCAAAGTATAAGCAAATCAACTACAAATACTATATCATTAACACGTTCTCGTTCTGCCACAAATAAAACAAACTAATGCTTAAAAATGAAAATACATCCTACTATTTTTTATATAGTAAAATGTATGAACCAGCTTCATTTACAGGAGGAACACCCTTACAGGATTGGATGACACTTGCATTAACTCATAGACATGAAAGGGATAATTTTATCCACTTCGATGAACCTAAACATATTTATACTGTAAATGGTTCAAGTAAAGGTATTTGTTCTATTACAACTTTTATACATCAATTCTTTGGTCATTTTGATGCTGATGCTGTTATAACAAATATGATGCGTTCTAAGAAATGGCCAAACTCACCGTGGAACGGTATGACACGTGAAGCAATTAAAGCAACATGGTCTGCCAATGCTCGTAATGCGAGTGAAGCAGGAACGGCTGTTCATTTAGCGATTGAAATGGTTATGAATGGTTCTCCTCATTTAGTTCCAGCACATATTGAAGTATCACCTGAAATGAAATATTTCTGGAAATACTGGAAATCTCATTCAGAAATATGGGAACCTTGGCGTACAGAATGGGAGGTATGGGATGAACCTCTTAAATTAGCCGGCTCTATTGACATGGTATATAAACATAAAACAAACGGGACATATGCTATATATGATTGGAAACGAACAAAAGAAATTAAAACGGATAATACATGGCAATCTGGTTTAGGTCCCGTAAGTCACCTTCCTGATTGTAATCTGTGGCATTATACTCTCCAATTAAATTCATATAAATACCTCTTAGAAAAGAACTATGGGATTAAGATAAGTGAATTAGCACTCATTGTCTTACACCCAGATAATTCTTCTTTTAAAAGGTATTTATTACATTCTTTAGATGATGAAATAGATAAAATGATGGAATCACGTCGTCAAGCGGTATTACGTGGGAAAGGAGAGATTGTATATTGGTCTGAAGAAGAAGAAGAAGAGCAGGGCCAACAAACAAAGTGCCTTTTAATTGACGACTGAACCAGCCATACCTGTACGATTTGCAGCTTTAATTCTATCAATCATCCCACGTGGTAGTTCATTATATTCAATTGGATGAATTTCTTTTTCTTGTGATACAAATCCTACCTTACCATCAGCAAAATGTAAAAGTACTAAAAAGGGTTGTTCTTGTTTAATAGTAATCAAACCCCTCACAATGATAGGTTCACCTGGTATACCTGCCTCATCAAATCCAACTTGATAAATAGACAGCTTCATTTTCTTTCCATATGTTACTGCTTCTTTTACTGACTCAAAAATAGGACCTTTTGGCATTTCTCCCCTCACACCAAATGTTTCTAAAGCATTTTCTAATGATTCTTCTATAAATGTAAATTTTGTAGCTTGCTTTCCAAAATAATCTTGTGCTGATTGAGGCATAGTTGATATAACTGTGCCAATATATTCTCCATATGCTGTAAACTCTTCAGCAAATTTAGGAGTTTCTTCTTTTGCTCGTCGCCAATCCATACGCAATAATTCTTTCCACTCAGGAAGATACTCTGGTATAATATATTCATTTTCACTTCGAAAAGGTGCAACAAGTTTACTAAATTGACGAACACCTTTTGCTAAAAGTTCATTCCTTCTTTTAGGAAATCGCAGTAACTCTTCAATGAGTCTTTTTACTAAAATATATTTACCATTCTGATTTTTTCTACCTATAACAACCTCTTTTGGAACATGTAAGAGACATACATTATTGCTTTCCTTCCAAACACATTTATTACTACATTCCCCTTTCTCCAGAACTCTACAATCAACTCTCCTTATACTTGGTTTTCTATCTAGATTTTCAATACTTGAATCAAGCCAACTTAATACTGTATGTCCAAAAAGGATAAAAAGACGTTGGCGTTTCTCTTCTAATGAAATATTTAAATTTATATCACCCTTTGCATCAAATAAAATCTCTTGTATCATCTTTATCAGGGCGTTTTTATTACTCATTTGACTAAGCCAATTTGAAAACATAAGACGTACATGTTGAAATATTTCTTCAAACTCTTTCTGCTCAAATTCAGCAACAAGGGGTGTCTTTTTTCCAAATACAATTTCATTATCAATATACCAAGACAGTTGACTTCCTTCTTCTGTTCCTAGTTCCCCTACCGTGCTACCCTTCTTTACAGGAATAAATAAACCACCCTTTAATTTAAGTCCGTATATATCGTCGTGGTTAGGAACACTCTTATTTAGACGAAATATATTACCAAGAATATAACTATTTTTCACTGTTGGAAGTAGGTCATCAAATATTTTATATTTGTTAGAAAGAGTATCATAAAATTCTTTAACCCGTTCAACGGTAGCAACTTTCTTCAAAAAATTCTGCCAATCAAATTCTACCCTATGGTTTGGATAGATTGTCCCATCATCTACAACTGGTAAAAATATTATATCATCGTTTACTGTATATAATACAGCAGCTACATGATTATATACATCTCTAAGAATAGCATATATTTGAATAGAATCACTAGTTGGTATACTCATCGCTTTTGAAAGAGGAATAAGACTTGTAGATGTTACTTCAGGGGCGTTTGTATACATACCAAGACCTGTTGTTTTCGTTGCTTCAATAAATTCATTATAGCGTTCTACTATAAATGGTGGCCAAGAACCAATAACATCTTTCGCAAATATCATAGTTGTAGTTGAAATAGAATGTTTAGCATCGTTTTTTGTATAAAAAATAGGTTCCCAAATACGCTGAGCCTTATAATGTAATAAAAATGCAATGTCACATTTATCGGCCATTCTATCCGTAACCCCATAAGGGGGATACTTTATTTGTAGGCTACCATCTTTTTGTACTTCAAGAATAATAAATAATACTCCATTTGAATATGTTTTTCCTGATGCTGATGTCCATTTGAAGAGGTTAGGAATTGTAAAGAGATTATAGAATTGACGAGCTTCTTTTGTTATTTCCGTAGAACGCAGAGTATCAATAAAATTCATATGACTTTTCCAAAGACGTATTATATATGCCTTTCTACTACCAATACTTGCTTGCATACCCATAGAAGATGTAAAATGTATTAATTCATTTTGAGTAGGATTACGATATTGTGGATTATAAAATTCAAACATAAAATTTCCATAATTTAAAGAAGCAGTAAGGGTAGGTGTAACAAGGGTTGATATTAATGTGCGCAGTTCATTTGCACCAGAACATTCAAAATAAGGAGCCACCGCAGCAAAAAAAGAATCCGCCTCAAAGAGTTTCCTATTTTCAACCCCAATACGAAAAAATCCTGATGCGCTGGGTAAGCCATTTGTATTATCTGTCATTATTTTCCAAACAGTATGGTCTTGTTTTACAAGGTCTGGTATAGATTTTTGTATAAAATATGCATCCACAGAAGGAGGCAATATACCTATTTTAGGCACACCGTCTATAAAATCAAGAGGAAGTTTCTCTGCACCTGATATATAAGAGGTAGCCATCTTTTTTAATCTTTCACTATAAGAAGCTGTCATAGGAACATGCTCTAAAAGACTTGTTTTTTCAGGAATACCCGCGACCAAACGTAAACTTTCAGCTCGTCTAGACGCAAATGCTGGATGTGTATCGTATATTATTTTATCTGTTAAGAAACAACAAGGTAGTTGAAGACCTGCGGGATGAATACTTGATTTTAAGAATTGGACATATAAATGTGATTTGCCTTCAACTGATTTATCTTTTGTGCTTCTTTGTATTACCTTTTCACCTGGGGTCATTTTACCCCTATGTTCTTTTTTAACAAGGCCATTTCTACAAAAGGGGCACGTATTAGCTTCTTTTTCTTTTCCATCACGCCCCTTCTTCCCTTTAAAATCTTCTTTTAGAATTACTATACCCTCTTTCATACACCAGAATTCAGAGCATGTATATACATTTGTTTGTCCTTCTGCTAAATTTGAACCATATCGAAGCACTGTTATTTTTTCAGTGACAATAGATGGATCAGCTTTTTTAATAATAGGAATTTCTTCATCTTCACGAAGAGGATATTCAATCCATTGAACCCTTCCTTGACGAGTATCTTCTTCATATATATCACGCATAATCTTATATTGAATTTCATTCATAACCGCTGGCTGTTTTAAAGCATTTGCAGCACATGCACTGGGATACTGGGTAATTTCTTCTTTTACCCCCCCTGATTCTTTTTTAGAGTATACAAATAGTTTTCTATCCATAGCTTTTAGTCTGAGCCAAAAATAAGATTTAGGACTTGGTTCAGATTTTCTCCGCCCCTTCTTTTTTGAAACACCTCCTTCATCATCTGATTCATCATCTGAATTTTCATTTGGAACAGCATTTACAGGGTCAGGGACAGGGGCAGCAGTAGCAGTAGCAGTAGCAGTAGCAGTAGCAGGGACATATACTGCTTGTTCATCTTTCTTTACTAACTCGTCTATTGTTTGAATTGTTGGCGTTGTTTGCGATGACTCATCATCTGGAAAATCACCTAACGCATCTAATCTATAATCTGTTCCTGTCCCTTCTAATACAGGAGATGCCGCTATTTCACCTTTAAGGCTTGTTTCAACATCATCTCCTACATCAGGAAGACGCCCAACCATCCTATCTTCTGTCAATCTTGCATTTTCCACTACTTCATCTTCTTCTTTTTCAAGAACTCTTGATGCTTCTTCTGCTGCCCCCAATTCAACAGGGTCAACTGTTATTAATAATGATAAAAGAGTCTTTATTCTTTCAAGTGTTTGTATCGAATCTACTCTATATATATGAAATGTATAATAAGGAAACTTTCCAAAAATAGCTATATCTA